ATGACATTATGTATACAGCGTGGAACTTTCCAACAGGAACCAACCATGACGAGTTTTGGATGGGACAAAGATACACCAACGCTCCGTCAGGTCAAACGTCCACAGGACAATGGAGAGCCGTTACTGCCCATTATCTACCAATAGTAGGTGAAAATGGATGTGAGCTTAATAAATGGTATCATGTCAACAAAGTTATAACTATTCCTGTTCAAGCTTCAGCCAACGTCGGATCTGCGTCTAGTATACAATTTTATAATTCCAATGCTAATGTCGAAGCTAGTTTCACAGCTAGAATAAAAAATGTCAAACTCGAAAAAGGTAACATAGCAACGGACTGGACACCTGCACCAGAGGATGCAGTAGCCTCTGTCAAGCAGCAGTATTACCTCTCTACATCCACCACATCAGCAACTGGCGGCACATGGTTAGATACTGTTCCTGAGCTGAAAGAGAATACCTGTATATGGACTCGCACAGCTATTATGCATGGTAGTGGTGTCATAACATATTCTACACCGATTCTTGATTCTGTCACGAAGACAGTAGTACAGACAGCGGCTGATATTAAGCAGACTAATGCTGACCTGTCTCTTGTTGCATCTCGGACAAGCACACTCGAAAGTGGCATGACTGACGCCAAGAAGCGGATCAATACAGCAGAGGCCTCCATCAAGGTGAATGCTGATGAGATCAAGTTAAAGGTCAACAAAAACGGTATAGTGTCTGCTATCAATCAGACATCCGAATCTGTCAAAATCCAGGCAAGTAAGATCTCGCTTGAAGGTCTGACCACCATTAATAATATGTTCAAGGTAAACACCGACGGCAGCATCGAAGCTACAAATGCCGTAATCAGTGGGAAAATCACAGCGAGCACTGGCACTATCGGCGGATGGAGAATCACTTCGGATGCGTTAGATAGCACAAACTCAAAGGGGAATTATACTTATTTTGCGAACGGTTCTAACGCAAACCAAGACGTGCTGGTGGTTCGTACTGGCGCAGGCACAACAGATAATCCGTATCATTGGCCGGTCATTGTCAGAGCAACCGGACAGGCGATATTTGATAATGCGAATATCACTGGAGACATTCATGCTACAACCGCTACCATTGATGAAATAATCAAAATGAAAGATATTGGTGGCAGCACAGTTACCGTTTTGAGCGCTGGTGTAAGTATTGATGATCCCCATTCCTTATGGATCAATCCGTGGGGAGAAATAGGCACCGTTCGTATTCGTGGAGACGCTGTAGAGATAGGAGGAAACTTTAACGTAGCAGGTGGAAGTGCCCAATTCGATTCGGATGTAACTGTTACGGGCGTGTTAAGTGCTCCCTACATCGAATTATCGTATGAATACCCATATATCGATTTCCATTACAATTATTCAACGGCTGACTTTACTTCAAGAATCATCGAATCAGCATCTGGTGTATTAAGAGTCAATAATGTAGAGTTTAGCTCAGACGATCGTTTATCATTTGTAAACCATAAAGGCGGCTTTTATATGGGCGATGACGTATGGATCCGAGCTGTAAATGACAAAAATATTTGGACTGGGGGAGCAATTGCTGCCAGCAACAATATAGAATCGTATTATAGAGATCTTGTCGCCGGATCGCAAGTCACTGCTACGAACCAGAATGTAGGAGTTCGTTTGGGAAGCACTGCGGACAATAAATATATTTATTTGTATAACGATAAACACTCTGGTGTGCTGTGGATGCAGCATTACGTCAACGGTACTGTCAAATGGGATAGCATTTCCGCTGTGGTTACGAAAGCCCAATCTGATATACGGTTGAAAACTGATATTTCTTATTCATCCGTGGGTGGATTAGATTCTATCAGAAAAATGAAAGTACGATCTTTCTCAAGGGTTGATGAAAATCGATTCTATCCGATTGGATTTATTGCAGATGAATTGGAACAAATCAACGATACCCTTGTAAGCGGCGGTGGTTACGTAGACGGTCATCCGTACTATAAATCAATCAACGAATTATATTTATGTGCATACGCTATCAAAGGCATACAAGAGCTTGATACCGAATCGTCAATTCAAAAAGACCGCATACGTACACTTGAATCGCAACTCGATACAATGCGAGTTATTCTTGATCAGGCATTTGAACGGATCGCGAAGCTCGAAAAGCAGTTGTAAGTATTATATTTTAAGGAGGATTTTACTATGATCATTACAGGAATGTCTCATTTTGAAAGTGTTGCAAAGAAGAAGCTTGTGGAGTGGTATCATAAAAATATACCGGAAGTAGAAATTGATCTCGGAAATGTATTTATTGTGTGGTCTTGTAAGACGTTACAGAATTATAAGTGTTTAGCGTCTACCACTATTAGTGGAGATGGTATCTATGCCGAGTACACATACAACGGAGACAAGCAGGAAATGTACGAAGATGTGTATAAAAAAGTGACAAATACCCGCCACACAGAGGAATAAATATTATATTTTAAGGAGGAATTTACTATGATTACAAACAACACGAAGTCTATCACTATCAACGCTGATTCCGCGATCGATGGAAAGATTGCAGCACATTTCAATTGTGTTATTGATTCAAGCAACCCGGGGGACATGACTCTGTCTTCCTATCAGACAGATAAAGCACTTTATAAGAAGAATCGTGTACAGTGCCGTAAGGATGAAGCAGAGTTTGAGGATGCTTGTTACACACTGCAGGATCAGCTTATGTCTGAAAATTCCGGATCAGATACATCTGACACGAATGTTAAGAATTCTGTAGGCTGATCAATTATATTCTGACAATTTGAAAGGAGAATCACCATGGCTGACGAAAAAACAGTAGAAAAACCGACCCTTGTAGCTCGCGCTGAGTTTACTCAGAAACTTGTCGATCTTATTAATAATTCCGGTGTTCCGTTATTTGTGCTTGAACCGATTATTGACGGTATTGCTGTACAGGTCAAGCAGGCAGTAGCAGCTGAACTTGCGAAGGAACAGGAGGCATATAAGAATAAGTTAGAGGAGACCGGCGACGAAGATAAGTCAAAGGAGTAATTATGATGGATTTTACAGGCGTATATGAACATTTTGTAGGAATAGTTGTGTTGGCGTGCTTGATGATTGGATATGCTATTAAGCATTGGTCACTTTTGAAACGAGTTCCAAATGACGATATTCCGATCATCCTTGCGTTTTTTGGAGCTTGCATTAATATGGCTGTATCTGGTTTTTCGATAGAGTCAGCTGTGTATGGAGCTATAATGGGATTAATCAGTACCGGCACTCATCAGCTTGGTAAAGCATTTGCTAAGTTTATCGAAGGGGTAACCTCGGAGGATGGTGAATGAATTATACAATTTCAACTGATCAAATTCTTTGGATTTGTTCGATCGCAGGAGCTCTATGGGGATTATGGAAGATCGCAAAAGAACTTCAGAAGCCGAGTTGCGATCTGAAAGCAACTGTAGCCAAGCACACGGAATATCTCGATAACGATAATCGGCGTATGAAAGAGTACGAAAGCACCAATCGTATGATCCTTCGATGTTTGCTAGTTATTATAAACCATGAAATTACCGGCAACGGCATCGAGACAATGAAGCAAGCAAGAGATGATCTCCAGAAATTTCTGGTGGAAAAATAATAACAAAGGGGCTCCGTCAATACGACAGGGCCTCTTATTTTTTTTTTCAGAAATAACACATGCATTTACAATATTATATAGTGGTGAAAAGACGCAATGTAATGTGTTTTGCTTGTACACTAATAGTACAAAAATACCCGTTATTTCGCTAAATAGAGCACTTCTTGGTTTCCGTACAGGAAGCTGCAACCGCTGGCAAATTCTAAGAAATAGCATAAAATAAGGCTTTTTAGAGGTGTGTAGGAGTAGTGGAAAGTTGCGAAAAATAGATCACTCGTATACTACTCCTACACTAATCATACACCTCTACTCGTACACCATTATTGTATTTTTTCAAGGTCGGATCTGAGCCATTCTACATCACGAACCGTGTACGTAGATTCAGTTATATCTTGTATAGAATGGCCAACCATTTCCTTTAACGCATATTCATCGACTCCGGCTTTCTTACCCATCGTCACAAATGTTACACGTGGATCGTGAGGACGATGAGGTGTAATTATGTTCAGAGCGTCCATAGTTTTTTCGAATCTGTAATTGTATTTATCATATGACATTTTCCACGAATTAGAATGTGTCTGACCTTTTTCATTAATCAAATATTCACTGCCAATGCTTTTGGCAAAGTCATAATTCTGTTTTACAAACTCTCTTATTTTTGTATGAATCGGTACAATGCGCTGCTTTCCTGCATCTGTTTTCATTCCCCCAGTCATATACCAATCATCTATATTTATTTCGTCAAGTTTCAGTTTAACCAATTCTTGAGGACGCCATCCCATATAGCACTGAATCAGTATCCAGTCGACATATTTGATTTTGCCGACATTGTTCCATAGAACATCCATTTCTTCCGAAGTAAAAGGAACATGCCCTCGTTTCGTTTTACTGATGTCACTGATAATTTCATCTGAAAGGTCGAATGTTCTACTGTAATTCATATTCGTCAGTTCATTCTCTACAGCATAATCCAGCAGTAAATTTAATACCGATTTGATACGTGCCTGCGTATTTGGTGGAGCGTATACTTTTTGACCTTTATTTTTACCTCTGGTTTCAATTCTGTATCCTTCGGTCATGCAGCCTTTTATATGGCGAGCACGCACGTCCTTTACACGCATGCCGTATATCGAGCTGCAATATTGCCATGCCGATGTAACAGTTCTCATATAACTTTGCGTAGCTTTTTTCTCTTGTATCTCAACCCATTTATCATACAATTCACGCATTGTCATATCGCTGTCAAGATCATACGGATTTCGATTATATTCTATCAATGCTGCATATGCTTCATTATATGTGGCAAAATAGGCATTCGGTTTTAACAATTTGCATATGTATTTTCCTTCAGGCGTTTTTCCGACAGTCACCAAAACTCTAAATCTATTTCTAAGATTTTTCCCTTTTATTTCAGTAATCTGCCCAAAACCATTTGGCAGTCGTCTGCGTCTGCCACTTTTATTTTTCCCCCTATTTTTCACTTCTGATTTCAACGGATTTCCGCAATGAGGACACGATAAAGCTTTATCGCTAACCTGCAATTCACATTCTGGACATTTAATTAACATTCCAAGCCTCCTAACTAATACATTCTTATTCCTACGTGGATAAAAGGGTTATATCATGGACACAATAACTGCGTCAAACGAGTTTAAGGATATGTGATATTTGGAGGGCGTTGGTAATTGTGATCGTGAAAGGAATGACATTTTGTCCAGATTGTGGCGGAAAATTGAAGCATTACGACCGTGTAAAAAGAACTGTAAAAACGCGCTATGGAAGAAAGAAAAAGATGTACGTCCAAAGATATAAGTGCACTAATTGTGGGAAAATACACAGGGAAATGCCTTACGAAATATGGCCATATGTTCAGTATGAAACAGAAATAGTGGTAGGGGTAATTGATGGTTTGATTAACGAAGATACTATCGGATTCGAGGATAGACCGTGCGAAATGACATTTAAGAGATGGCGTACGCGATTTTTACATTCCTCTTTATGAGAAAAATCATAAAAGGAGGGATCGACAATGATAGTATTAGCTGCAATTTTGACAGTAGGGGCTATTTACTGTTGGGTTCAGTTTTTCAAATGATTAACTAGAATTTAGAGGGAGATTACATATTCCCTCTATTTTCTTGGCCGAGGTTGGTAAATTATACCACCTACTTTGTTTTAACAAAGAGCAGTTTCTATCTTAGAATAGCCTTTGAAAGGAGGAAATGGCAGATGAGTATAATAGAATTCGGTGAAGGATCGGTCCCGGTATCAGTTGCAGCAAAGGTGTACGGCAAGGATGCAACGTGGGTGCGAGCTGGTATCATTAATGGATATTTGAACATCGGTATAGCCACGAAACACGGCCATATTGTATCGGATATGTCTGAAATGAACAGCAGAGATGGGCGGATCAACTATTATATTTCACCAAAAAAGCTATACGAAGACACTGGCTACATATGGAAAGGAGAAACATAATGAGCAGTATAATGCGTTCTGAGTTATCAGAAAAAAATCCGTATTATTTGCCAAAGCACAGATTTTTGGAGTTGAAACATTTTTGTATGCAATATCCGGAATGGAAGAAGATGTACAATCTTTGTGATTTCACACAATCAGCGGCTGTAACAGGATTGCCTAAAACGGCTGGTGTGAGCGATCGGGTAGGAGATGAGGCAATCAAAAAATTATATTATGCGGATCGTATGAAACTATTGGAGCAATCGGCCATGAAAGCGGATCCGGATCTAGTGGAGTACATAATTGCAGCTGTTACGAACGGGTTATCATATCCTATGCTGCAGAGACAGATGATGATCCCTTGCTGCAGAGAATTATATTATGCAGCATACCACAAATTTTTCTGGTATTTAAGTGCCGCGCGAAAATGACATGTACTTATATGCAAATAACTAATTTTTTCATTAACGAAAGGAGAATTATTATGAAACTTGAAAACAATGAAGATTACAAGGCAATTGTTGAAAAAATGAAGACAAAAAGTAAAACGGATCTCGAAAAAACGTTTGATTGGGTCAAAGAGGACAGCAACAAGCAGTTGAAAGAACTGCTTAATGCAGTTACTGATGAGGATACAAGAGATTTTATAGAATTCGCGTTTACAATGATATTAAAGAACAATTGGTTCTTCGTGGGTTTGCTGATTAACTCTTTAAAGGAGGACGATGAAAAATAATTAAAAGAGTAGGGGGACGCTACACAATGTGTGTAGTATCCCTCTTACTTTTGACCTATCTGTTCAGGATCGCGTCAATACCGGCTGCGAATTTGCCAAGGCTTGCTTTTCTATCGTCAAGTGCATCCTGAAGGGATTTCTTCCCATATACCCGCTCTACTTCTTCAGGAGTCCACTCATCGCCAATTTCACCCATAGTTTCAATAAACTCGTTGATTTCTGTTTTAGTCATTATTCTATACCTCCTATTTGTATTTTATTCACCGATTATAGCACGGTATTCATGTAACATTCAATACTTCATACGCATTTTCGGCATTGTGTCTTATGAGAAAAAATCAACGCAAAAGGAGGAATTTTTATGGCAAAATACACAAACGAGGAGTATCAGAACATGAAATATAGACAAGTTGAGGCTATGTATCGTAAAGGTCTTAGCATTGAAGAAATTATGAGGTGTTCTGGATTAACTAAGTTATCAGTATTGGATTTGACGCAGAAAATCTTTGCATTGGACATACGGAAGGCTGGGCTCTGGTAACAGGGCCTTTAGCTTTTGTCCGCGCGAAATTTGCAATGGGTATTATGAAACTAAAACTTATATTTTAAAGGAGGAACTGAAAAATGAAAGAAATAGCAAAGGTTGTATTAACATGCATGGGTGTACTGCTTATGATAGGTAGCGGTATAGCGGGCACAGTTAATGGAATTATTATGTTGTTACATTTTTTAAACGGAGACGAAATTTTATAAGGTTTGGTGAAGAGAAGGAGCTTTGTCAAGGGCTCTTCTCTTTTGAATTTTCAGCACCAAGGTAACAATTACGTATGTTATTTTTGTAATGCAAAGAAAGGAGAATTACATGACAGTTGAAATGTTACTCATTTATATTGTCGGGGTCATAGCAGGATCCATTGCGACATGCTTATTATCATCGCTTAAAACAGGTCACGGTATTTTATATGTCGATACCAAGCATCACGATCATGATGTGTATCGCTTAACTATCGATAGCCTTGATACTATTTCAGAGAAACGTACATTAAAAATTAAAGTGGTAAATGGTTTTATAAAAGAAGCAGACGATACGGTTGACGATGCGCATAAATAACAAATTATATTATGCATAAAAATTAAAGGAGGGTCTATAGATGGACGAAAAAACATCAATTATCGAGGAACTTGCTGTGAAGCAGGGTGAGTACGCTATGGAACTCAAACCCGGCACAGAGGAATTCGACAAAGCTGTGCGAATGTATCAATCATTGCTTGGCTCACGGATCGATTCTGTAAAATGCCAATCTGACGTGGAACAGAAAGCGGCAGATTTGGATGAAAAGAGAAAAGATAGATTATGCAGAGCAGTGATTGAGGTCGGAAAGACAGCTGCAACGACCGTAGTGCTGGTTGGAGTAGTATTACTTGAGAACTCTGGCTGGTTCCCAAGATCGATGGTATCAAAGTCGATCATTAATAAGCTTAAACTTTAATTGTGGTAAGAGAGTATACAAGTTACGTATGCTCTCTTATTTTCTCAAAGGAGTGATTATGCGATACCATTATGAACCAGCAGAAGAATATACGGTCACAAAAGGTCAATTATATTGCTGCGATCACCCGGTATACAACAGATGTACATTATATAAGCGCGGAGAAATCGGTCTTGCTGTTATACAACAGCGATACGACGAATTCACAAAATACACATACTGGACTGAAATAGATCCGTGCCTTATGGATGCAGTGTTCAATAATGAGTTTTTCACAAGATATTATTTGTCACTTGCTGGCAAACCGGTCGATGGTATTTATCCGACAGTGACCATACGGAAGCTCATGTGGGCTTTGAGAATGAAGCCATTACCGAAGCAGTGCTGGGAAACCGCGTTTGAACGAGGTTTGGTGTGATTCATATTTTTCGCCAGAATTGCGCACTTTTCGCAATCTGTGTAATGAAAGGAGTGAGGAATATGTTTACACTGTTAATTATTTTAGTCACTATTGCGATTATTATTGCTTTTATGACAGTAATAGCGGTTGCGGGAGGCAGCCTACTATTATTGACATTTGGCGATTTAATTATCGCTATTGTGGTTATTTATGCGATAGTCAAATTTATTCGAGGCAAAAAAAGGGGGTCTTGATGGATCCCTTTTAATTTTTTGAGAAGAGAGGATAAAACATGTTATCAAAAAGAGCGATTAACAGAATTTTAGCGGAGGAGTATATCCGCATACGAGATTCTACGAATAAGATCGAGTATAAAGCATGCGCAGAATGGGCGTTTGATAAACTACTCAAATTTGTGTACGAGAGTACAACGGTAAGTGATATTTTACTAAATTTCGACGCATTTAAGAAAGAAATGGACGATTGTGCATGTAAGCATTTGCTTGGATCTTATTTATTTGGGTATGCGTACGACATAGTCACCTATGCAATAGATGTTATATTTTACAGCGACAGTCCGTCGGAATGAAAGGAGAGGGCATGATTAATTACAAACTACTTATGAAAACCGCTGGTTCCATAATGGACAAATACGGATCCAGAATAGCGGTTGCAACAGGAATTATATTGGTGTCCGGTGCAAGTGTTATGACCGGTTTTACAACGGTTAAAGCGGTCAAGCAGATTGAAGAGGTTAAAAAGAAAAAACGCGGTGCGGGTGAAGCTCCAACCGTTACAAAAAAAGAAGCATTCACTACAGTATGGAAAAATTATATCCCTGCAGCGGCGATGCTTGCCGGTGGTATAGGCTGTATTATTGCGTCAAAGAGAATTGATGCAAAAGCAAATGCAGCACTGGCGGCAGCGTATACAATTGTTGAATCTCAAAAAAATAAATATGCCGAGTTGGCAAAAGATCTTTCTGACAGCGACAGCACGGAAGTGGTAAACCGTATCGCTGAAAAAGACATACAGGGTACTAAGATGTCGGATCATTATATTATCGAAACAGGTCAGGGGAATGTGTTATGTTACGATTGCGTGTTCGGTACGTGGTTCCGGAGCAGCAAGAATTCAATCGACAAGGCCGTTAATACTTTCAATATGCGACTCAGGAGCGAGATGAGTATCCCATTCAATGAGTTATTTTATGATTTGAACCTGCCTGCGATTGGTGCTGGAGCGATTCTCGGTAAAAATGTCGATCGAGGAGAGTTAAATTTGTCATATTCAGCAGAACTGTCAGCATGGGACGAGCCGTGTTTGGCATTCAATTATGATTTCGATAATTTACGTGACATGAGTCATCCGTATTATTGATACCACGCGAAATTTGCAAACGGTATTATGCATAAAACTATATTCTGAAAGGAGAATTGTTATGAACGAAGAAATTATGAACAACACAGAGGATCGTATTGAAGAGGAAACTACTGACATTCAGGTTTCACCAGAAACCGATGACAATGGAGGTTTGGCGGAAACTTTGCTCGGGATCGGTATTACCGTAATAGGCGGTGTTATCGTATCTAAGGCACTTGAGTTTGCAGCACCCAAAGTCATTGGTGCCGGAAAGAAACTTATTAGTAAGTTTCACAAATCAAAGACTGATGAAGCGTTCGACGAAGTGTTCATTGAAGAGCCAGAAGAAGATGAATAATAGTTTTACAAAGAAAGAGGGTTTACCTTAATTGGCAGATCCTCTTGTCTTTTTTTTTAAGAAAGGTCGATGCGTATGAAATATAGATACGTTGGACCGGTAATGCTCTTTGATCGGGTGGTATCACACAATTGGACTGGAGAGACCTGTGCAGCATCTGAAAAGAAAGCGCGCAGTAATCTTGAATTCCAGTTCAAGAAACGAGCAAATCTTATACCAGGATCAAAAATTATGTTACCGGGTCCAATATCCGTAATCGAATAGAAAGGATCATTATATTATGAGTGTACATGATGAATTTCCAAAATCAACAAAAAATAATGCAGCGAAACCAGTTCCGGAGCGTAGACAGGCAAATCGCACGGTTACTAATCCGGTGAAAGTGAAGAACAGCAATACTTTTTCAAAGATCCTTAGAGGATTCGTAAAGAAAGATGTTACAGATATCGGAAATTATCTGATTTATGATGTGGCCATTCCGACAATTGAGAACGGCATATTGAACAGTCTGTCCATGATGTTTTTCGGCCATGCGTATTATGGAGGAACGACGACAAGCAGCACTCCAACAAATTACGCTGCTCAGTATAAAGGGCCAGCGGCTGTTCAGAATGCTGCAAGCAATATTCCGCAGTCAAAACCGAGTTATCAGAACATCGCGGTTACAACTGAGGATGAGGCACGTGCCACTTTAAGTGAGTTGAGAGCACTGATTGGAGAATACGGTAGAGCGTACGTCGCTGATTTATATCAGTGTGTAGGATGGACTCCGGATGTAACTGATTGGAGTTATGGATGGTATAATCTCGAGACTGCAGATTATATTCGTGTGCCTGCTGGATTTCTTTTGAGATTACCAAAGGCAGTACAGGTTTAAAGAAAGGAGGTACATATGGAATTACATGTAAAGTATTTCGATCCATCGATTCCGCCGTTAAAAAGAATTTTTGTTGGGGATTGGATCGATTTAAGAACTAGAGAAGATGTTGTTATGGAATGTGGCACATATCGTAATATACCCCTGAACGTTGCTATTAAATTGCCGGATGGATACGAGGCAATTATGGCTCCGAGATCGTCTACCTTTAAGAATTTTGGAATCTTGATGGCGAATGGAATTGGAGTCATTGACGAAACATATTGCGGTGATGATGACGAATGGCAGTTTCCGGCGTATGCTCTTAACATTCCGGGACATCGTGACCGAGTGTGGATTCCGAAAGGTATGCGAATCGCTCAGTTTCGGATAATAGAACACCAGCCGATTTTTGATATTCGGACCGTTGTGTCGCATGGTGAGAAAAATAGAGGTGGATTTGGCACCACCGGAACATTTTAAGGAGGATTATAATAATGAAATTTAGTATTACAAATAAAATCACGGGTGTTGTAAATTCGGTAGCATACGGGTTGAGAAAAGCGAGTCCTGAGATCAGCCTTGGTATTGGTATTGGACTTGGTATTTTTGCATGTTACAAAGCATGCAAGGCTACTACTAAGATCGAAACAATTATTGAAGAGCATAAGAAGATGCGCGATCTGATTATTGAGCACTCCGACGATCCGGAATTCAAGGATGAGTATTCCGATTCTGATAAAGGTCACGATCTCTTTATTACTTACTGCAAGACAGGTGCAAAAATGATTAAACTGTACGGTCCTGCGCTTATTCTCGGAGCGGCATCGATCAGTTGCATCGTATGGTCACACAACACTATGAGAGCACGTAACGCAGCACTGGCAGCAGCTTATGCATCGATCAGTAAATCGTTCAAGAAATATTCCGATAATGTCATCGATCGGTATGGCAAAGAGGTAGATAAGGAGCTTCGATACAACATCAAACATGAAACGATCTGTGATACAGTTGAGAATGCAGATGGATCGGAGGAGATCGTGAATGACACGGTTACTACGACGGACGATCAGCCGATTGGATATGCTTTCTGCTTTGATAAGAGTTGTGCAGCGTTTGAACCAGATGCTACGTCGTATAATGAAATGTATACGGACATGCAGCAGTCTGTATTCAATAATTATCTGCATTGCAGAAAGCGTGTATTTCTTTCGGAGATTTACGAAGCTTTTGGACTGCCTCATACAGAGGAGAACGAAGGAAAATACTACGCTGGTCATATCGTAGGGTGGGAGTATAAACCTGGAGATAAGGATCATGAGAATCTTATCGCATTTGACGTGACTCCGATTAAGAAGAAGGATGTCAATGGCAGATATTATACGGCATATATTATCGACTTTGAGACTGACGGAAATATTCTTGAGGCAATGAATCCGAACAGTAAGAAAAAGAAGAGAATCGCGTAAGGAGGAGGGTAAAAGATATGAAAGGATTGGCAAAATTTATATTTGGATTTATCGGCGGTGCGGTCGTATCTTATGTGGCAACTAAACGGTATTACGAGACGGGTTGGGAGGAGCACACTCCCGATCCGGATGAAAATGCTGAGAAGTCAGATAAGTCAGATGTTCCAAGCGACGAAGAGGACGGTCCGACTCATACAAAAGAGGACGTAGAAAAGTTCGAAAATACTCCTGTAGAGTATCATGATTATTCTACAACAGCATCTGATGTTACATATGCAGACGGTACAAAAGCGACGGAGACAGATGTCATAATTATAACCCCTGATGAATTCGGGTCTGATCCGGAATATGACACAGTTTCGTGGGAGTATTATGCTGGAAACGCTGTGCTCACGGACGAGCGGGGAGATAGAGTAGACGATTTCCCGATTGATGTTTCCATGCATTTTGGAGAATACGAAGAGGATGTGGTGTACTGTAGAAACTATAGATTGAAACTCGATTATGAAATAATCAGAATCGAGGAGTTTTATCAATAAAGAAAGGGATTAAATGAATGACTATGTAGAATGGATGTATGACTTTATTGGCGACTACCAGACAAAGTCGTACAAAAGATTATTCTTAGAGTTAAATACCATTCAGTATCGTTATATTAATGCGAAGGATAAAAACAGAGAAGGAGACGCGTTCGCTCTTCGATGTAAATATTGCCGCGAGAACAATGTTGATATGTGGGTTGTTCCTTGTACGGTTCTTGAGATGCTTGTCGCTCTTGCTCTGAGATGCGAAGAGCAGATAATGAGCGATCCGGCATATGGAAATCGTACGGGGCAGTGGTTCTACACTATGATCGGTAATCTCGGTCTCGCAACATTATGTGACGATCGCGAATGGTCAAATAAAGAGCGTTTAGAAGTATATACAGCAGTGAACAGATTTATGAATAATGAGTACGCGGCGAACGGAAAAGGAGGTTTGTTTTATATTCCGCGTACTCCGTACGATTTAAGACAGGTTGAAATATGGTATCAAATGTGCTGGTATCTTGACAGCCTTATCGAAACATGAGAGGTAGGTAAGGTAAATGTTTGATTTTGTAATTATATCTACGCGGTACAAAAAAGGCACAGTCGAGATATACCCAAAATTTGTCATAAAGAATGATAGCAAAGATCTGATGATACGAGGTGGGGATTTCTATGCTGCGTGGATAGAAGATGAGCAGCGCTGGACCACAAGCGAGCAAGATGTATTTCGTGTAATTGACGCTGCAATAGAACAGAAAAAGACAGAACTAAACTCTGTGAAAGGAGACGATGTAGTAGCTTATTATTTATGGGATGCTGATAGCGGCATGATTGATCGCTGGCATAAGTATTGTCAAAAGCAGCTGCGTGACAATTTTCATATGCTCGACGAGAAAATTATATTTGCGAATGATCCGATAAATAAAGAAGATTATGCAAGCAAACGATTAAATTATGCATTAAAAGAAGGCGATACGCATGCTTGGGATAAATTGGTTTCGACATTATATTCGCCGGAAGAAAGACACAAAATAGAATGGGCCATAGGTTCTATTGTTACCGGGGATTCAAAGACGCTTCAGAAATTTATGGTATTTTATGGTTCGGGTGGAACGGGAAAATCCACGATCATTAATATCATAAACAAGTTGTTTGATGGTTATTGTGAGGTATTCGATTCAAAAGCACTTGGATCTAACAATAACTCTTTTGCATTGGAAGCATTTAAAACGAATCCTCTGGTAGCGACAGAGCACGATGGTAACTTATCAAAGATAGAGGATAACACAAAAATAAATTCATTAGTATCGCATGAGACGATGACAGTAAACGAAAAGTTCCGATCGACTTATTCGAACAGTTTTAAGTGTTTTCTTATTATTGGCACAAATAAGCCGGTACGAATTACAGATGGAAAGTCTGGTTTGTTGCGACGGCTCATTGATGTACATCCGACTGGAAATTTAATACCTCAGGACGAGTACGATCAGCTTGTTCATGATATTGATTTTGAGTTGGGTGCGATCGCATATCATTGTAAATATGTATATTTGAAAAATCCGAAATATTACAGTCATTACGTGCCGAATCTGATGATGAGCGCCACCAATCCATTCTATAATTTCATGCTCGATTCGTATTTTACATTCGAGTCAAGTGAATATACGTCGCTTCGTAGCGCCTGGGATATGTATAAATCATATTGCGAGGAGGCACGTGTTTCATTTCCTTATTCGAAGATGCTATTCAAAGAGGAATTGAAAAATTACTTCAAAGAATTCAAAGAAAAGGCTGAGCTTCCTGATGGGACGAAGATTAGAGGTTTATATTCTGGTTTTCTTACCGATAAATTCCAGGAATTTGCTCCACCGGTCGATTTGAGTGAGGAACCGAAAACCGGCAAACTTATCGAATTCAATTATACTGAGTCATTATTCGATAAGGTATGTGCCAATGCTTTAGCCCAATATGCTCTTGACAGTGAGAAGCCTGGTAAAAAATGGGTTGATGTGACGACAAAATTATATATGTTGGACACGTCAAAACTCCATTACGTACGGCTTCCGATAAATCATATTGTGATTGATTTCGATATTCCGGACGAGAACGGTAATAAGTCATTCGAAAGGAATCTGGAAGCCGCAAGTAAATGGCCCGCTACATATGCTGAACTAAGCAAAAGCGGTCAGGGTATACATCTACATTATATTTATACAGGAGATCCAACGTTGCTTTCGCGACTGTATGGAGATCACGTTGAAATCAAAGTTTTTACAGGAAATGCATCGCTCAGACGTAAGCTTACAAAATGTAATAACCTGCCAATAGCAACAATTACTTCAGGATTACCATTAAAACGAGGAGGTGTTAGTACGTTAGATAAAAACGTGATCGAGAACGAGCAACATCTTCGGGCCATGATTAAAAAGAATTTGAGAAAAGAAATCCACGGAGCTACAAAACCCTCTGTGGATTTTATTTATGCGTTACTTGAGAAAGCGTACAACAGCGGAATAAATTACGATGTGACTGATATGAGCAATGCCGTTCTTGCTTTTGCAAGCAGCAGCACAAATCAGGCAGCAGTATGCATTGATTTATTCAACAAAATGCATTTCAAATCGAAAGAAGCGTCCACACCAGTATCATTCGAAGAGGATAAAATTATATTCTTTGACTGTGAGGTGTTCCCAAACTTGCTACTCATAAATTGGAAAATTGAGGGTGAAGGGAAGCCGATCGTCCGGATGATTAACCCGCAGCCGGATGAAGTGCAACGGTTATTTCGGTACAAGTTAGTAGGATTCAATAACAGAAAGTACGATAATCATATTTTGTATGCGAGGGCAAATGGATATACGAATGAGGAGATATATCACTTGTCACAGAAGATTATAAATGCGAAGAAAGCAGACAATAATAATGTATTCTTCGGAGAGGCATATAACTTGTCGTATGCTGATATTTACGATTTCAGTGCAAAGAAGCAGAGTTTGAAGAAGTTCGAGATCGAGCTTGGAATCCATCATCAAGAACTTGGACTGCCATGGGATAAACCGGTTCCAGAAGAACTTTGGCCGAAAGTAGCAGAATATTGTGACAACGATGTCATTGCTACCGAAGCGGTATGGAATGCTCGTAAGGCAGATTTCATCGGTCGTGAAATTCTATCAAAGTTAAGCGGTCTGACGGTAAACGATACGAATAACCAGCATTCTGCACGGATTATCATGGGCAAAGACAGGAATCCGCAGGGGCAGTTCAACTATCGAGATCTGTCAAAGCCGGTTCCGGTAAGTGAATATTCAAATTATAGGGAACGTTTCGGATCTGATTATATTTTCAGGTTATTCGATGCAGAAGGTCAGCCGCTGTATGAGACTTATGATCCGGCAAAAACATATCCGGATGACGTGAGCATTTTACCGTTTTGGCCGAAGTATACTTTTGAGGACGGTGTTTCCCATTACAGCGCAATCACAAAGATCGGAGAAGGTGGCGCGGTATATTCTGAACCAGGAATGTATGTTCTTGTAGCTCTTCTGGATATTGCGTCGCAGCATCCGCATAGTATTATTGCTGAAAGATCATTCGGGCAGACTTACACGAAACGATTCGAGGACCTGGTAGAAGCCAGAGTGGCAATTAAGCACGAAGATCGCAACAGTCTTAGCAAATTGCTGGATGGGAAATTACTTCCATTCTTCGACGAAGCACTCAAACCAGACGGCGGCTTTGCATTGGATGATCTGGCACAGGCGATCAAAATTGTTATTAATTCGGTATACGGGCTCACTTCGGCAAGTTTCCCGAATGCATTCCGCGATCCAAGAAACGTTGATAATATTGTTGCAAAACGAGGCGCGTTATTCATGCTCGGTTTAAAAGAGCAGGTCATCAAACGTGGATTCAAAGTCGCACATATAAAAACTGACTCGATCAAGATTCCAGATGCAACTCCGGAAATTATAAAATGGGTACAAGACTATGGCAAAGAGTATGGATACACATTCGAACACGAGGCTACCTACGACCGAATGTGTCTGGTAAATAAAGCTGTTTACATTGCTCGATATGATGAGCTCGGAATTCGGAATAAGAAGGGCAAACACGCAAACGAGTGGACAGCTACAGGCACGCAGTTCCAGGTTCCGTATGTGTTCAAAACTCTTGTTGGGGATCCAAAAGACCCGGTCACTTTCGATGATATGTGCGAAACTTTCTCAGTTACGTCGGCATTATACTTGGACATGAATGAAAACCTTCCGGATGTTTCTCTCGTCGAGAAATTGTACGACAAATTATGCAAAAAGACACCAGAAGCAGCGAGAGATGCTGCATTCTACGAACAAGAAAAGCAGTATCTAGATGCTATTGAGAAAGGTCACAATTATAAATTTATCGGAAAAGTTGGTCAGTTCTGTCCAGTGGTGGAAGGTGCTGGTGGAGGCAGGTTGATGAGATTCGCTGATGGAAAATACTATGCGGCAACTGGCTCTACCGGATATCGATGGCTCGAATCGGAAACGATTCGGAACAGCGGAAATATGGACATTATTGATCGGTCGTTTTACAACAAGCTTGTAGACGAAGCGATTGATGCTATTTCCAAATACGGAAGCTACGAATGGTTTATGCATGGCCCTACGAGCGAGGCATTCATTCATATCGTTCCGGAAGGAGAAGAAAGCATTCCGTATACCGCAACAGCTTAAGAAATAAGGAGATGTCATTTAGTGATGTCTCCTTAATTTATATTTCAAATCATATATAAAAAAAAGGAGATCAATTATTATGAATGACAATGTAGTAAGACTCATGGATACCAGATTTATTTTCGCTACGAATTTCTCAGGGGATCCGTCAAGAGACAAATTTGGAAGTGATGCAAGAAAATGCAATATTGTAATTCCGGATCAGGCACTGGCACTGGCTCTTAGAGATGAAGGATACAATGTAAAAGAAACGAAACCGCGTCCTGGTGAGGAGCTCGGATTTGTTCCGACATATTATGTCATTGCGTATTTGAGTTATCACGATGATCCGGGCGAGGAATGGAGAAATCCGAAAGTATATTTGGTATCCGGTGATAACAAGCCACAGCTGCTCAACAGTCATAATGTCGGAGCGATCGATAAGGCATATGTAAAGAGGGTTCGTACGGATCTCAACAAAGCAGTAAATAAGAAAACCGGAAGAAAAAGTTTCTACGTTCGTATGATGTATGTAGAACTCGATGTGGATGAAGATCCGTATGCTCAGTTCTATACCACTGTAGAAAATGACAACGAGGATGCTCTTCCATTTAATTGATGAGGTGTGACGCATGGGTTTCTCTCTAAAAAGTTATCAAATTAAAGCAATAATAAGAATGAAGAATGGATGTATCCTTTGCGGTGGGGTTGGATCTGGCAAGTCTTTGACAGCCATTGGATATTATTATCTGCAAAATGGTGGAAGTATGGAATTTCTCAGCGGCAATGGATACTCGCCCATGCGAAAAGACGCGGCGCGATTGTATATTATTACCACAGCAAAGAAAAGGGATTCTTGTGAGTGGGATGGTGAATTGTCGCGCTTTTTAATCAGTAAGAATGAGGTTGTCGTTGATTCCTGGAATAACATCAAACGATATTCTAGTGTGACAGACGCATTCTTTATATTGGACGAACAGCGACTTGTCGGGAACGGGGCATGGGTAAAGTCGTTCTACAAAATAGCAAAAAATAACCAATGGATACTGCTATCTGCAACTCCCGGTGATACATTCATGGATTATATCCCAGTGTTTGTGGCCAATGGATTCTATCGGAACCGCACAGATTTCATCAAGCAGCACGTGATATATTCTCAATATGCAAAATTTCCGAAGGTGGAAGGTTACGTAAACACTGGTAAAATCAATTATTTACGGAATAAAGTCCTTGTGCCCATGGAATTCGAGAGAAAAACGGAGCAACATCATATGGATGTCTGGTGCGATTACAATGTGCAGGCATATAAGAATCTCATAAAAACCCGCTGGGATCCTTGGAAGAATGAGCCATTCCAAAATGCTGGTGGGTTGTGTTATGCAATGCGCAAGATGGTCAACTCCGACGAATCCAGATCTGTCGCGCTGCTGGAGATATATGAATCGCATCCTAAATTAATCATATTTTACAATTTTGATTATGAATTGGAGATGTTACACTCGATTTTTGATGCTTTGGTTGGTGTCGACGATTTTGAAATTGGCGAATGGAATGGTCATAATCACCAGTCAGTTCCAAATGGCTCGCATTGGGTGTATTTTGTGCAGTATACGGCTGGGGCAGAAGGATGGAATTGTGTAACTACCGACACGATCGTGTTCTGGTCTCAGAATTATTCGTATAAGATTTTGATCCAGTCCTGCGGTCGGATTGACAGGCTGAATACTGCGTATACCGATTTATATTATTATCATCTGAAAAGCAGATCCAGTATTGACACGGCAATAAGCAAAGCAATATCAAGTAAGAAAAAATTTAATGAGAGGGCATTCATCAACTGGTAATGTGGAGTGAAAGGAGAATTGCTATGATGAAAGTATCAAAGAAGATCATATTAAATGAAGCGAAAAAAGAAAACGTTCGTGCAACTCTTATAAATCACGAGCGTCTTATGCAATCGAAGCGAAATGTTGTGCATCGGTCATTTCTTGACTTAGATATCATATATAAGATTTACATTCCGTCGTATAATGCGGATGTTATAGTCAACGATGCTCTTTGCAATTTGCTCGGTATTGACGAGCCGATGTTATATCGATGGAGTATACAGAATTTTAAAAGCAAGATGATAAGTGTTCGGGATGCCTATTTGGAAGAATATGACATATACATGGACGAAGAAGATGAGGACATTACTTTCGTGTATTTCACTGACAAATACAGAAGATATGGTTCGTTTAACATGGTTGTAACGGATGAGTTGTACGAATTGGCCTTAGCAAAAGATGTAAGGCGCTTTTACGTTATTCCGGAGTCAACAGCAGGAATAATAGTTACTGATATGGGGATACCGCCACAGTCAGTGCAGGAGCTCATTCGACTTATGAATGCCGATCGTAATGTGATTCCCGAAGATAAAGTATTGAGCAATTCACTTTATATTTATGATCGTGTGACCGATTCAGTTGATATATTGCTGAAAGGATAACTGCCCATATTGTAATGAAAACATTCGAGTAGTATAATAACTTTGATAATACTATTTTTCACTATTTAGGGAGGGTATTGTATGAAAAAACTATGGAAAATGTTGCTCGTGGTATTGTGCTTCAGTTTGATATTTACATTGCCGGTCAGTGCTGCAAAAAAGAAAAAAGTACCAAAAAAGACAAAAACACAACAGGAGATTAGCAATATCACTAAAGCAACAAACAACTTTATTAAGAATGTCAAAAACTATAATGTAAATGGAATAAAAAAGTGTTTCAGTAAACCGGGATCCGTAAAGTTGATGAGTAAACGTAAATTAATGGCCAAATACATTCGTAGCAAGCAGAAAAAGCTTTCGGCTACGGTTGCTAATGTAACTTATACAGGGGGGAAAACAGCCAAAGTAACATTGAACTACCATATGTTTGATGGGTATGATCCCCTTTGGTATAGTTTATACTATACATATACATGGATAGAGCTTAGGGCATATGATGGTAAGAAAACGTCTTCTTCGGCAATGGATAAACATCAATATTCAGAACTGAAATCTATGGAACAAGGCATTGAAGATGTATTTGTACCAAAATGGACAGACGGAACAGTCAGCTTCACAATGAAAAAAGTTGGGAAAAAATGGAAAATTAGTTCATTTACAAAACAACTTGATAATTTTATCAACTGTAATTATCAAAAAGCGTACAAAGATTGGTACAATGAAGACCATAGAAATGATGGATGTTATGAATACGATCCTGACAATTACGATGGATATTACGAGTTTATAGAAAACTATTTTGGTTACTACGATTATTAAACAATAGGGCGCTCAAACGATTTAGAATGGCTGTACGATATGTCATACGCATCATAGAGCAATTCTACACCTGCTGTACAAACAGAAGGCAGTATAAAAACATTAAATCACCTTAAAACACAATATAAGAGCTTGTGATCTTTATTTTTTAATTAAAGACACGGGCTCTTATTGTATTTTTAGGGGCAGAAAGGACAAAATATGGTAGAAAAAACACCTAAAACCGATGTGGTTATTACAAGCATGGTGTTTGACGGGGATGCATCCGTAATGCTTGTTGGAAAGAAGAAACCCGGAAAAGAGGCTGAAATTATTAATGCGTTTGCTGGAAAGGACGCTATTAATATGTGGGAAACGCTTACAAAAAGAAAGGAAGGTAAGAATAATGACTAAAGAAGACATGTTGATTATGTTACAGGAGTCCGAAAAAGGTTCACTGAGTGTACCGGAATATGAAAAGCATGCTATATACGGAACTGGCGAACATGACAATGTATATCATCCGGCACATTATGAGGTCGGAAACTACGAGTGCATTAAAGTTATGGAAGCTATATTCGGTAGCGATTATGTATTTAATTTTTGTGTATGCAATGCTTTTAAGTATTTATGGAGACATCAAAGGAAGAACGGTTTTGAGGATCTCGATAAAGCTCGGTGGTATCTTACTAAAGCGCTTGAATTATCTGAAAATGTGACTCTTCCAGCAAAAGACGCGCAATAATTGCATTCTCTGATATGAAAGGAGAGTGATATTTATGGAAAAAGTCACAGTTGAAGTATTAATGCGAGATACAAAGAGCGTGATCTGGAGATGGATCTTATTTATTGCAGCCGCTTTGATGGCACTAGGATCGGTGTTATGGAAGGGATTGAAATGGATAGCCATTCGGACTCTGGATTTTGCGCTCGATATGTGGGCGTTATTAGTGTGGATAGGAGGTGATTTTCTGTAAGGAAATCAATATAAATAGTAAGATGGCAATGCATGCTGTCTTACTATTTTTTTTTTATTTTTAAGTGTAAAGGAGAACGATGAAGATGTTGGTTAAAATTATTGAGGTATATTTGATTGTTGGTCTGGTGCTGACTGGGCTCGTAATGTATTTGGTGAGTAATACCGATCAATACAAGGAGGACGAATACTCATTTCCTGTTATTATAACGGTGGTCGTAATATGTATCATTGCTATGCCGGTAAAAACTGTGATGTGTCTAATCCGTTATATTTGTGGAGGTGGTCACCATAGATAAAAATTATATAATAGACGTTCTTTATGCAGTATTATGTGATATTTATGATATTTATGATATGTACGATGACAACATAGATGTGCTGGCGTATGGTGAGTGGACTGTAAATTACCTGGCAGATCGTATGCTTTTAGATGAAACTGGAGATATCAAGACCCTGCTATCAGATATCAAAGATACATTCGAAGAATATTCGTCATTTGAGAATGATAAAGGCAGCTGGGCGTTTAGTGTTGCAGTAGATGTAACCAATATGGTTATAGATTATATCGGATATGAGTATATCGTTTATTAAATGGGCAGAAAGGAGTGAGGCATATGTCAATTTTACATGGATGGAGCAAGAAGAATATTGAAAGTTATTGATGAAAATACTGTGCCAGTAGATTTGACTCAGCGTAGAAATACGTTGGGTCTTTTGTTTTATATTTTGAAAGGAGATAGATATGAGTAACGTGTTAGATTGGGCAAAAAGAGAGGTTGAAATTGCCTGCAAGAAAGAAAATCCAAATAGAAAAGAAGGCGAGTTTGATTACGGATGTGCCTGCTACGAGAGCGCATTAAAAGCTTTTGAAAGCTTATTGGAGGATGGTCACTCCGGTTTCAGTATTAAAATGACACAGGCTATATTAATTCGTCTTTTAGATGGACAGCCATTAACTCCTATTGAAGATACGGATGATATTTGGAATGAGTGCTCACGTCCTAAAGACGGTCCGAAAGTATACCAGTGTAAACGAATGAGTTCATTGTTTAAAGATGTCTACGCTGACGGAACTGTTAAATACTACGACGTTAATAGTTCATATTGTGTAGATATTAATGATCCGAGTACAGCATGCAATTTTGGATTAGTTTTCAAAATCATTAATGAGATGTTCCCAATAGTAATGCCATATATGCCTGGTAAACCAATCAAGGTTTATTGCGAGGATTTCTTAATAGACAAAAAGAATAGCGCTTTTGATACGGTTGGTATATACTACGCTCTTAAAGAAGAGAATGGAGAGCAGAAACGTATTGAGATTAATAGGTTTTTCAGAGGAGGTGAGCCTGATGAATCTGGAAAATGGATTGAAATATCCGTAGAGGAATACGAAAAAAGGAGAGCGGCTAATGAAAGCTGACATTCATACATCAGTAAAACACGAAGAGTATACTCGACGTGATCCTAAAATTCAATGGCGTTTTGATATTCAGACAGCCAAAGAACTTTGCTATCCAAAAGAAGTAATCAAACGACTTGAGAATGAGCCAAGCCAATACAAACGACAAAATATTTTAACGGACGCTAGAAGAAAAATGCGTTGAGGAGTATTGTGATGACTGTCCGGAGTTTGACGCTCATGTAGAGAAAGAGGTACTATTCGCTGGTTATTCTAAGAAATATTGTAACACAAATATTACATGCGAGCATAAAGACAAATGTAAACGTTTAAAAGATATGATTGAAAAGGAGGCTAAGAAAAGAAATGATTAATAATGTACTGCCGTTTCCGAATAAAAAGGAAAGACACATAAAAATTTCACCGAAGGTTAAGGAATATTTGATTGCTACCATCGGTAAAAAAGAGACATCCCGAATGATATTCTTCATAAGATCTGGCAGCTACATAATACTAACCGGACCGTCTTGTTCGGCAAAATCGACAATACGAGATATTCTCGTGGCAATTGGTTATCCTTATGTAATTGATGATGCCGGGATCGGTAGAGAGGTCCATACCACAGAAATTAGTGGGGACCTAAAACCTCAGTCCGATATATTTGAAGAGCTGGGGATTGAGATGAAACATTAAATGATAAATATGGGTCATGAGAAAAATTAGCAGCGTGATATCCTAATTCGAACATTACACTATTAACCGCGATGTTATCAACATATATGGATGTCCTATGCATGAACGCTTTTCTAATCATAGCGGTATCAATTTTGTAATTTATAGAATGTGTCTTGATGAGGTTCATGCTCAACCAATCGAGCAGGGCATCATGCTTTTCTTTTGTGAATTCCATAAACATGTCCTCCGTATATTTTAAACGATATTGTTAGTATACCATAAAATAGAAAGGTTGTGTATGATATGATTAATTTAGCAAACATAGTTCTGGCAAGTCCAGAGCAGATAGAATTTATTATCGAAGGGATGAGGAATCCGATGAACTCATGGGAGAAGAGTGATAGTGGAACTTGTTTAAAAACTTTGCCATGTCATAGTTGTCATGAAAATCGGAATAATTGTAAGAAAAATATTGAGACTGGTTTTATTTTAGGAAATAACGACCACTCTCTTATGCAGCGCTTATCTAACGCAGGTACAGAGCATCGAAAGTATATGAGAATGATGCCGGTGTACGTGAGAATTACGGCGCCTTTATATTGGTGGAAAGAATTTGATACGTACAAAGTTGGGACAGTTGCGAATTCTTGTAGTACGATGCATAAGATTGCTGAGAAAGAGTTTGCGTTGGAGGATTTTTCACACGAACATCTCGATGCTTTTGTCCCCGAAAACGAGAATCATATAACCATTGAAGGTGGAGAATTTATATCATTAAATACCGAGGGTCACTTGCGAATGGTTGTTCATCATTTGAATTTTAATAGAGAAAAATACCTCGAAACAAAAGATAAACGATTCTGGTGGCAGATGATTCAGCTTCTTCCGAGCAGCTATAACCAGACTCGCAATGTTATGCTGAATTATGAGGTACTGGCGAATATCTACAGACAGCGGAAGAATCATAAGTTGGATGAGTGGCGAGAGTTTTGTAAATGGATTGAGAGCTTGCCGTATAGTGAATTGATTATTGGGCTTTCTATCGAGTCCAATCAGGCATTTGAAAAAAAATATTTTCCTCAGCCATTCCAGCGGATTAAAGAAGATGACGTATATTGCGATAATTGTGGAAATACTATCGGATAGGACACTTAGTTCACTTGGGCTACGGAGAAAACTGTAGCCCTATTATAATAGGAAGAAACTCATTATGGATAAGGAGGATTTTTGATGAATTATTGGATGATTGTTGTAGGCATCGTAATTGTTGTACTCGGAATTATCGTATGGTGGGGATTCACGGGAGCGTCAAATACGAAAGAATTGAAAGATAATTGTAAAGGAGTAATTTGGTTTTTGCTCGTGATAGTAATGCCTATAGTAATTGGCACTGTTGTTTGTGCGTTCGGTTTTACACTCATATTGAATGGGGTGTCGTAGGAAGGGGGGCTTTTTTTTTTGCGCCATTTTCGCACTTACTATTATGTGAGAAAAATACACTTTAGGAGGGAATTTTATGACAATTGATAAGGCGAAATGGTGGTTAGTTAAGGTTGTGAACAGCTTGAATGTATCATTTGTATGCCGAACAGCGAAATATCAAGGGGGCGAAGAACTCACGAAAAATGGGTGTATTACTTACTACAGGGCATTGAATTTGTATAATTCGTGTCCGTATAGTGAGTATAAAACTGATTTTTTAATGCAGATTGGAGCATCTCTTGGAGCAATAATTGCTGGAGGGAAGAAGATGGGATATCGGAAAGCTGCAGAAAATCTTGAAGAAATTATCAAAATTTGGGCAGAAAATAACTTAACTCGATAGTGATTTTGAAGCGAAAGTGATAAAAATTGCGTCACTTTTGCTTTTGTTTTTGGTCTGAAACGAGGTGAAAATTATGATTTTTGGGGTGCTCGGAAGTGTAATTTTGAGCGTTTGTATGTGTATAATGTACTTCGGAATGTCATCTGAGATGCAAGAAATTAAGAAAAAAATGGATGAAATAGAGACAAGAAATAAAGATTTCGGAGAGTTATCTGACAAAATTTGATCGCTGAGAAGGTAAAATCGGGCAAATTTGGTTTGCACGATGGCAAAAAGTAAAAATGAAATATGAACAATTTATGAACAATTTATGAACAAAATATTAAGAAATTCTTAAGAAAATGATTTTTGTGATGAAAAACGACAAATTTTTCGCAAAAAATTCAAAAATTCCGGGTTTTAAACCGGCTATTACTATTTTGTAACAATCCTTAAAACATTTAATACAATCCTTAAAATTACTTTAACTATTATTTATATACGCGCGATATTTTAAAGGATAGTTATAATATACATAAAGGAATGTTACAAATAACAAATAGCCGGTTTAAAAAGCCAAATTTTTGATTTTTTTATTTTTCGATCAAAAAAGGAGGATTTTGGCAAATGGACATGGGGGTCAAACATTATGATATGTTTTATCGCGAAGTAAAAGAGCTTTTTCATTATACCGACGAAGATATACTTGATTGGTATCCTTCTGGGAAATTAGAGATCACCATTGAAATGAAAAATGGCGAGTGTTTTGTATATGATGCTACACAAAGGAATACGCGTCGAAAATTCACTTACAAACCAGAAGAGGTGACCGAAGATATGATCCGGAGGTTTTTAAGTTTGTCACTTCAGCAACACATGCGAATAATGCTTATGGATCAGACAATGCTTTCTGAAGCATCTGGAATCAGTGGTACTACAATTAGCAAATATATCAATTGCAAAGCAACACCGTCGGCATATACTTTATATCGTCTTGCTGCAGCACTCAACTGTTCGCCAAACGATTTGTTATCGAGATAATATTTATATATTGGGTCAAAACCGTTGTGGGCACGCGAATTTTGCATCCCCTCTTATAGAGAGATATAGAGATGTCTTACATTTCTTACTCTCTTAGGTTTTATCCCAATATCTTCTCGTTCTTGCACCTCCAGAAAGGATGTCCATTATGTTAGAAAACAAATTTCAGTCAAATTTGATTAAGGAGATTGAAACCAGATTTCCCGGTTGTGTCGTCATGAAGAATGATGCTTCGTATCGGCAGGGGTTTCCTGACATAACTGTCTTTTACAAAGATAAGTGGGCATCCTTGGAAGTGAAGAAAAGCAGAGCTGCACATCATCAGCCAAATCAGGACTATTGGGTGAGCATGCTCAACGCAATGTCCTATGCCAATTTTATATATCCAGAAAACAAGGAGGAGATATTAGATGAGATACAACGAACATTTGGATTTGAAGGGTAAACACGCCTTTCTCAGTCCGAGCACCTATCGATGGATCAATTATGAGCCGGAGAAAATCATGCAGCTGTATACCGGCAAACAGGCAGTCGACAGAGGAACACGACTTCATGCAATTGCTGCCGAACTAATCAGCGAAAAAATTAAATTGCCGAGAACCAAGACAACATTCAACATGTATGTCAATGATGCTATCGGTTTTGGGCTTGTGCCCGAGCAGGTATTATACTACTCAAATAATTGCTTTGGTACAGCTGATGCAATATCTGAATTAGATCAGGTATTGTCTACAAAAAAGTTAAGAGTGCATGATTTAAAGACGGGAGTTACTCCAGCACATATGGAGCAGCTCCTTATTTATGTTGCACTATTTTGTCTTGAATATTCTTTCAAGCCATCTGAATTGGCCGATATTACTTGTCGGCTGTATCAGTCGGATACAATCGAAGAATATCACCCAACGTCAGAGGATATTGTTCCAATCATGGACGCTATCATATCAAACGACAAATTACTGAGACGAGCAGATAATGGAGGTATCACAGAATGAGTGAGTATAAAGAAAATCCAGATCTTGATGAATTATACGCAGCCATTATGTCTGACACCTCTGAGTCAGCATATGAAGACAACAGCGAGTTCGAATATTCTTTCTATGACGATGACGAAATTGAAGAGAGCGATTCGGATGATGTTGTCACAGGTAGTGATGAAGATCTACTCGATGTTATCATGCACTATGGTGTTAAGCGTCGATCTGGAAGATATCCGTTTGGATCCGGCGAAGATCCGTATCAGCATGAGAGAAGCTTTCTGAGCAGAATCGATGAACTGAAGCGTCAGGGCATCACAAAAGAGGTTGATATTGCTCGTGCTATGAATATTAGCACAACATCTCTCCGCAGTCAAAGGAGGGTTGCAACACACACGCTTCGCGCGGACGCAGTAGCTACGGCTCAGCGATTGAGATACAAAGAAGGGATGTCTTTGGCTCAGGTCGCGAAAGAAATGGGGTTTAAGAACGATTCGTCTGTTCGATCCTTATTGAAAGAGGAAAGTGATCGTAGAGCAAAGGTTGCACAGAATACTGCAGATCTTCTCAAGAAAGAAGCAGACAAGTACGGTATGGTCGATGTTGGTAAATACGTCGAGCAGCAGCTTGGTGTTTCAGCAGAAAAGAAAAAAGAAGCTTTGCAGCTACTTCAGGATCAGGGTTACGAGATTCGTAAGGCAAACATGCCGCAGGTGACAAATCCTGGTAAGTATACACGAATGTATATTTTGTGCAAACCTGGCGTGCAGTACAAAGATGTATATGACTTCGAAAAGATTCACTATCTTGATCAGCAGTCACCAAAGATCCGTCAGATCGATGATGTTGCTTCTACAGACGGTGGAGCTACTTTTAGAAAGTTTCAATATCCAGCCTCTCTCGATTCCAAGCGACTTGCTGTTAGATATGCAGAAGAGGGCGGTAAAGAGAAAGACGGGACGATTGAAATTCGTCGCGGCGTTCCTGATCTGGATCTTGGCGGATCACATTATTCTCAGGTACGAATCATGGTTGACGGAACCCATTATCTTAAAGGTATGGCCGTATACTCTGATAATATGCCTGACGGAGTTGATGTTATATTTAACACCAATAAGTCGAAAGGCACTCCTGTGTGTGGCCAGAAAGATAACACTGTACTGAAGAACATTAAAAATGATCCTGAAAATCCATTCGGATCATTGATCAAGCCGAACGGACAGAGCGATTATATTGCTCCTGATGGAACAAAGAAACTCTCACTTATTAACAAACGAGCAGATGAAGGAGATTGGGGTGACTGGTCAAAGAAATTGTCGTCGCAGTTCCTTGGCAAACAGCCAGTTGCCCTTATCAAGAAGCAGTTGAATCTTTCTATTGCCGAACGTGAGTCCGAGTTTGAATCCATCATGGCAGTAACTAACCCAACAGTAAAGAAAAAACTGTTGGAGACATTCTCAAGTGCTTGTGATTCAGACGCAGTACAGTTGAAAGCAGCAGCATTCCCGAATCAGAAGTATCAGGTTATATTGCCTTTGACAACGATCAAAGATACTGAGGTGTACGCTCCGAACTTTAAGACTGGTGACAAAGTTGCATTGATTCGATTTCCACATGGTGGATTGTTTGAAATTCCGATTCTTACTGTCAATAATAAGAATGCGGAAGGCGATGCAACAATCACCAGGACTGCGAAAGATGCTGTAGGTATTTCGGCTAAGGTTGCTGAGCGTTTATCAGGCGCCGACTTCGATGGTGATACGGTCCTTTGTATTCCGACTGGAAAGAACGGAGTTCACATTCAGAATCAGGATCCTTTGGAAGGGCTTAAGGATTTCGACCCGTCAATGAAATATGGCGGTAAACCAAAAGGAACTTTCAAAGAAATGAAAGACACTCAGAAACAGATGGGTGTTGTTTCGAATCTGATCACAGATATGACTATCAAAGGTGCTACACCGGATGAGCTCGCTCGAGCAGTTCGTCATTCGATGGTCGTTATCGACGCAGAAAAACATAGTCTTGATTACAAACAGAGCGAGAAAGACAATCGCATCAACGAACTCAAGAAAAAGTATCAGACCAGAGTGAACGAGGATGGTACAGTGCATGTTGGTGGTGCAAGCACTCTGCTATCTCTTGCCAAATCCGAGGAAAGAATCGACAAGCGGGTTGGTTCTCCGCACATTAATCCGGAGACTGGAGAGTTGGAGTACAAGACCGTTCATGAAACTTACGTTGATAAGAATGGTAAGACTCAGGTTCGTCAGATGAAGAGCACTAAAATGGCAGAGACAAAGGATGCACATGCGTTATCCTCCGGACATCCTGTAGAAGAGGTATACGCAGACTATGCTAACCATATGAAATACTTGGCCAACGAAGCAAGAAAAGCGTATGTGGGTACCCCGAATCTGGCAATGGATAGGGGCGCCGCTAAAAAGTATGCTTCCGAAGTTGCATCTTTAGAGTCGAAACTTGCTCTTGCTGAGTCCAACGGACCGAAAGAACGTAGGGCCCAGGCACTGGCAAATAGCCGTGTCAAATACAAAATTGGTGAAGATCCAGAACTCAAGAATGACAAATCAATGCTTAAAAAAGTGAAGCATCAGGAGCTCGCAGCCGCACGAATAGAGGTTGGAGCCAGACGGTATACAATTGACCTCACTGATAAGGAATGGGAGGCCGTTCAGGCTGGTGCAATTTCAAATAATAAATTTGCATCCATTCTCCGATATGCCGACATTGATAAGGTCCGTGCTCGTGCAACACCTCGCCAAACAAGAGAAGTGTCTACATCCGATCAGGCTCGCATCAAAGCTATGGCTGCAAGTGGTTTCACTATCGCCGACATCGCAGAGGCGTTGGGGCGTTCCGCATCTACAGTATTGAAATACTTATAGGAGGAATGATTGATATGATCTATACGAGATTAACAACTATTGACAATCCTTACAATCCATTCGATCAATTCCTCGAGTGGTATCTGTATGATTTGGAAAAGGGTTACAACACTTCTGAATTGCTCGGTCGTATTGTTCGAACGTCAGATGCTTTTACTGATGAAGAAAACGAAATAGAAAATCGAAAAGCAATCGATTCGATTATTCAACATGATTTAACAAAGAAATACATTAAAGTTACAAAAGATTATTGATTTCATTATTGGTTTCTGTTGAATATTTGTTTGTTCTTTGTTGAAATCGATTTGTCAATAACATTCATTAAACCAAAATTGAATTGTGCTTTCAAATAGTTCAACAACTTTGGTTACAAAAGATTTTGTGACATAAACCAACTTTATGCTTTTAATGTAATTGTGCTGACGTTTTTTACTGTTTTATGAAAAACATATAATCACATATATAATCAGCCACATTATTATATTAAAAGCATAGGGGAGGAGGTCGTTTAAAAGACACCCCCTATGGCATAGATCGGA